CCTTTGTTATCTTTTAAATCTATATTTCTTGCTGGTGCTCCCTCTTCACATAATTGCCTTAGAGTTTTCTCTGAATGGAATGAAATCATTTGTGCTACTGGTAAATCAACATTACATTGTTCTGCTAATAAGTAAGTATTTTTAAAAGCATCGTCTGGTATCCAAGGAATACAATCTTTGAGTTCCCACTCATTTAATATATGCATAGGTGCAGTTCTGTCTGTCCTATTCCTACCAACAAGGACTTCATATGCTTTTTTGTCTACAACTTTTGGATAATAATTATCACTTGTTGCTATAGTTTTGAATCCTTTCTGATTTGCAAAATCAAGAGCTTTGCGAGTGCTCATAGGATTTATCTCTATATAAAGATTATCTTTTTTGGTCAGAGGAAGTAATCCCCACTCTGGGTGAGTTCCACTTAATATTATAACATCGTCAGATATATCAAAGAGCTCAGAATACCCGAGACGAGGGAAATAGTAAAATCGCTGAAAACTGGTCGAGTCTGTGACGAGTTTATAGAGTTCTTCAAGTCCTTTGTTATTTTTTGCGATGAATGACATTTGATTTGCTGGTTGTTTTGATCTTTCAAATGGGTCTGATACGACTGCGATTTCAACTCCGAACAATGGTTTCTTTCCTGACTTTTTGCACTGGTTGTTAAAAGCAACATGCCCCCAAGTGCCAATATCGCATATGCCAATAGTATCTTCTTTACAGGTCTCGATAACTTTTGATATCGGACCAAATGCTTTCCTAAATGAATATTCTGTTCTTGTTCTAACATTTATCAATTTTCCTCCCTCACTTTCATAATCATTCTAATGATATCGCTCTTTATCTGAAATTTTGCTAATTGATCTAGTGGCGACACTGTAAAACTTGATTCCCATATTTTAATTGTCTTCTCTATCTCATTATCTATTTCGCGAGCAGTCATTACATATGTCCTTCTTTTTTGTACCATTTAATAATCTCAACTGTAGCTTCAACATCAACTAAAGACCTATGAGCACCATCAATCTTTTTACCAAATAACTCTTCATATATATCTCCGAGCTTTTTCATCTTTCCCCAAACTGCTTGACCGGTTTCAACTGTGCATATGTGATTTGGTGGCCATGGAAATTTAGTCAGCTTGTCACTTCTTTCTAATTCAAATTTTAATATCTTCCTATCAAAAGCTAGATTATGAGCAGCAAGATGTTCCTGTCCTAAAAAAAATTCACAAAGTTTAGAATAATATGCTATGAAAGGTTTTTCATCTTTTAACATGTCATCTGTTATTTTAGTTATCTTTGTAATTGTAGGATCAAGGATGTGTCCAGGATTACAAAAAAATTCTAATCTGTCTATTTCTTCCAGATCTTTATTTAATTTTATAGCACCAAACTCTATAATTCTTGGTTGTATATCTAAATCAGATCCTTCAGCTTTTGGCAGACCGGTGGTCTCAAGATCGAATACTATCATCATATGACTCCAACATAAATGAATAAACTCCCAAATCATGCATTGAGTCTTTGTGTTTAGTTTCCCATTGATTTGAATATCTAATTAATTTACTAACAATCATATTTAAAAGACCCATACGATTAAAATCATCAATTGTTTTTAACTCAATACCATTAGGAAATAAAACTTTCATAACTTCCCCATACTGATTATAAGAGTTGCCATATGCTTTTCCTCTTTGTTCAAAGGTTTTCAATGCTTCTTTTATATTTGATGCAGGATTAGGTTTTTTATTCATTATCTTCATGCCTCTTAGCTTCTTCTTCTGTTCCATCATCATGTCCTTTGTCATATGCTTTTTCAATATCAATATTGTAACTATCAGCTTTATTGATCAGATCCTCAAGTTCTGCTCTTAAAGTTGCTCTTACATCAAATATCCTAGCGACCTTTTCACCACCTAGTTCGATGTCATTTCCAATAATTCTAATGCTCATTAAAAGTCTCCATCTCTAGGTTGTAAGCAAGTTAATCCTAAACTTCGCCACATATTGACTACCATCTGTCTATCTTCAAGAACAAACCAGACATCTTTCTTTTCATAATTCCTCTCAAAGAGATCCAGTTTAACTTCATCATCATACCTATTATCATCAGATGGTCTCATTAATAATTTATCGCATGGTATATCGTAAATCTTTAACCACTCTAGAGTTGCACTCCTATGGTATTCATCACGAGCAGTCATTATAACAATATCAGTATCATCGTCTTTTAGATTCCTAAGAATATTGCATACATTTTCAATAGGAGTATCTTCTATGCCTGCTTTGTTAAATTCAAAATAATTTTTACTATTATAAAAATGCTCTCTTTTTTCATAGTTTGATAATGTACCATCAAGATCGCTGATTATTATACGTTTATCCATGATGGCACCTCCGAACTTTTCCAAACAGCAAAACCTAATTTTTCACCATTATAATAATTTCTATATGCCTGAACTGGATCGTCACATTTATATTTGTCAGGCATACATTGAGGCACAGTTGTAACTGCACGATGCGTTATAGGTTGGTTGGGATCAAGATGCAACTCCCAAGAAAACCTTTTCATATTATCAGGTTGAAAATACAGCCACTCTTCTAGCTTTTTACAAGAGTGGACTTTACCATATCTTATAAAATATTCTTCAAGCAAACCTGAAAATAACTGATATGCCCATACATAATTAGGAACACAATCTCTTACCCAAACAGCACAAGGATGATTTTTAAAAGCAGTTTTATACAAACCAGTTTCATCAGCCCATCTGTCGCCATCCAAAACTCTATGAGCAGTACAAAGTAATTGAGCAGTTTCAAGTATCATCTTAACAACATGCTTATCACAGTGCATATTTGCAGCAACTCTTGGGTCTCTATCTAACATAAATATATTCATTAATTTTCCTTTCTAAAATATAAATTTATTATAATAATTAAAACTAATAATAAAAGTTTTAATTTAAAGATTTGGCCATTGATGGTGCAGCCCACTCAGTTGGAGTTAAAAATGGCTCTGCCCATGGATGCTCTTTTACTACTGCATCAACCATACCTTTGAAGACTTCACGATATTCTCCTTGAGCTCTTGGACTCAATCTGCTTTTAGCCATCTCATGTAAAGTTCTTAGATTAAACTTAGCAACAATATTAGTATAAATATTTGTTGGTAAAACTCCACGAGCATCTTCTGCAGCAACACCCATCTCTCTCATCTGCTGGTATCTCATATTTATTACTTCCATAGTTTGGTCGTAAATCATTTTTGCTGCTTCATTATTAGCTATTGCTTCTGGGACATAATAATCAAATCCTGCCATATCTACAGTTCTTTGAGACTGCTGGGCATATGATGCTTGACGAGTCCTTACAAACTGATGAGTAAATCCTCTTGATACATCTCTTATATCAAAAGTGTAATCAATAAACTCCCAAGATGATTTTATAGTATTAAGCATGTAGTCTAATTCTTTTTGTTTAGCTTCTTCAGACCATGCTGATATTTTAGAATAAGAATCGTCCTCATTCATTAATCTTGTATTTTTAGTAAACAGCAATAGATTGACTGCGTCGCTGGTCGCATTAATTAATTTAACTTTCATTGATCTTTTCCTTTCTTTATTAATTGACCTATTAACATTAAATTTCTTCCAACCACTCCGATTATACATTGTGATTGTATTTCTAGTTCCCATTTAAATCCACTTGTTTCTGGATCATAATATGGATTGTTCATTAGCATTTTAAATGATGACTCTGTCCAAAAGGATTTGTGAGTAAGATCCTGATATGCTAATTCAGATTTGTAATATGGTACACCATATTGAAATATACCACCATACACAAGAACTCTTTGTACTTCTTTTAAAAATAATATAGCATCCTCGCCTGTTAGGTGTTCGAGGAAGTGGTAACAATGCATCATTGATACCTTACCATCAGTCGTTGGTATTGGGTTTTTAGGAAAGTTCCAATGTGGCAATCCAAGATACATATCTGCTAATGATTTTTTTATACCACTTTCTCCAATACCTATTGTTATTCCTTTAGATTTAGGTGCTTTGAGCATACCTATATCTCTGTCAAGTGCCAGCTTGGCTAAAACTCTATGCTCCATTTTTATGCATCCACTTCTCATAGTTTGAATTTTTACTAATAAATTTTTCTATTACTTGTATATCATTAACAACATCATCAAGCAATAATTGTCTCCATGTAGCAAAACGACCAACAGAATATATGTTATATTTATTAGTCATTTCATAAAT